TCCCTTGACGCACGAGAGGCGGTCGAACAATGGCTGTAGATCCTCGCGTGTGCCCGGTGTGCTTGCGCCGCTGGCCGGTCATTCAGGTCGCTCAGGACTGTCAGCACAAACCACAACCCGCCGACTGGTAGCGGCCACCTTGGTACAAAGGCTCAGGATTCACGGGGTTAGAGCACGCACGGGACAGCTCGAAGCGGCTCGCCGACCGTAAACACGCGGAAGTCGCACATTCTTTGTACCAACCTCGCACCACCCGAAGCCCTCACCCTCACAGGTGGGGGCTTTTCGCATGCCCCCGAGCATCCACACAGCGACCAGGCGTCGCCGTGCAATCCATATCCGAAACCGAGGTGATCTTGTGGCGCGCAGTGGAACATTCGACGGGGGCCCGCGCGCTCGCAAGCTTCATGCCGCGGGCAAGTCCTGCAATGCCATCGCGAAGGAACTCGGGTTCTCGGTCTCGACCATTCACCGGTGGGCGAAGCGTGAGGGCCTGAGCTTCGACCGTTCGAAGACTGCGGCTGCTGTCGCTGCTCATCGGATTGACCGGGCTGCGACTCGTGCGGACATCATCGACCGCATGTACATTCGCTCTCAGACCGTGTTGCAGCGGCTTGAGGCTGACACATACAGCTACCGGATGGCGATCCCGGGTCAGGCGTCGGAGCAGGTCGAGGACAGCGCGCCTCCTGCCAGTGACGAGAAGAGTCTCGCGGCGGCGCTGGGCATCTATGTGACGCAGGCGACGAGGCTTGAGTCTGTCGATGTGGGCAATGGTGTTGATAAGGCTCACTCGGTGCTCGATGCGTTGGCGGCTGGGTTCGCTCGCGCTGCCGGCGACTACGTTCCCGATGACGTCGACGAGTAGTCCGGCTCTTTCCCCGAAGCAGATGTGGTCGATCCATGCGTCGAAGAGTCGCAAGCTTGCGCTGTGGGTCGGCGCTGTGTCTGGTGGGAAGACGTTCAGTTCCCTGTTTGCGTTTCAGATTGCCATTCGGGAGGCGAACGGCACGGGGCTGATCGTCATCGTTGGTCGCACGTTGCAGACCATTGAGCGCAACATCATCTCGGAGTTGCAGAAGCCGGAACTGTTCGGCGACCTCGCTGGGCAGGTGTTCCACACGACGGGTTCGAACACGGCCGTGATCATGGGCCGCGTTGTTCACCTGGTCGGCGCGAACGATGTGCGCTCTGAGGAGAAGATCCGCGGAAGCTCCATTGAAATCGCGTATTGCGATGAAGCTACTCTGCTGCCCCTCGGGTTCTGGGAGATGCTGCTGACCCGCCTGCGCGTCAAGGGCGCCCGACTGCTCGCCACGACGAACCCCGGCTCATTCAATCACTGGCTGCGCAAGCAGTTCGTGCTCAAAGCCGACTCGAAGAACATGATCGTGTTCAACTTCACGATGCATGACAACCCGCTGTACTGGGAAGGTGGCGCTGAGGGTCCGCAGTACATCGCAGACATGGAAGCGACATTCGCCGGCACGGTGTTCTACGACCGGTTCATCAAGGGCAAGTGGACCAACGCCGAAGGCGCCGTGTACCCGATGTGGAACCCGAAGCTGCACACCATCGCGTGGGCTGACATGCCGCGGATCGAACGTGTCCTCGGCACCGGCATCGACTTCGGATCGTCGAATGCATCCGCTGCTCTGATGATCGGCTTGACCGCTCACCGACCCGGCGTGAAGCGGCAGCTGGTCCTCATGGATGAGTGGCGCTACGACCCGAAGGCGCAGAAGAATCACGGGCTGTCGCTCGCTCCGTCTGACCAGGCGAAGGCGTACAGCGACTGGCTGGCACTCCCGCACACACCGCAAGGGCCGACACCACGGGTCGAGTACCACATCTACGACACCGCGGCGACGCCGTTCAGGGACGAGCTCCGCAAGTTCGACTACATCACGCCGACTCCTGCTCACAAGGATGTCGCTCGAGGTATCGGCGCGGTCGCCAACCTGCTCGCTCAAGGCCAACTGCTGGTCACTGACCGGTGCGAAGGATTCCTGTCCGAAGTCACCGAGTACCGGTGGGACGAGAAAGCCACCGAGAAGGGCCTCGACGAGGTCGTGAAGAGCGATGACCACTCACTCGATGCTGCCCGCTATGGCCTGTACACAACGCGCTCGGCGTGGCAGTTCGAACTCACCTAATCCCTTCGGGGTTCACAACCCCTTGGAGGTCTCATGGCTGACGAATTCCCCCCGGCGCCGTACGACGAGGCGTTCGCACAACTCGCGATCTATGACGCGTGGTACGCGAACCAGGTCGACGCGCTCCCCGACGAGAAGGGCGCACCCGCGACGCACATGCACAACGGGCAGCCGTACACGGGCGGCATCGTCGGCGCAGTGTCGAAGGGCATCATCGGCACCCCGGTCGGCGAGAACCGCTCATCGCTGGCGATCCCCGTCGCTGGTGACCTGGCACAGCTGTCCTCGGATCTGCTGTTCGCTGAGGCGCCGACGATCGTTCTGCCGGGCGCCGTTGATTCTGGCGAGGTGAAGGCGACGGCTGAACTCGTCGCTGCGCAGGCTCGCCTCGACAAGATCATGTCCTCGGATGCCGCGCATGCTGAACTGCTGCGCGCTGGCGAATACTCCGCAGCGCACGGCTGGACTTATCTCACCGTCGTCTGGGACAAGAGCTTCCGGGATTCGGTGTGGTTTCGCGCGTACCGGGCGGACTGCGCCATCCCCGAGTGGAAGCACGGGGCACTGTCGGCCGTCACGCTGTGGTCTGAGTACCAGCGCAAGGAAGGCCGCTACCGGCTCATGGAGCGCCACGCGCCCGGGTCCATCACCTTCTCGCTGTGGAAGGGCGACGAGGGCACACGCGGCCGTCAGGTACCCATCAACGAAATCACCGAGACCGCGCACTACCTCGACCTGATGGATGTCGTCGACGCGGATTCCCTGCCGATGGCGGCAACCCTCGACGTCGTCGTGAACACGGGCGTGCCGTACCTCACTGTCGAGCACATGCCGAACATGCTCCCGCACCCGATCTGGGACCGGAAGGGTGAACTCGCCAACCTCGGCCGCTCTGACTACTTCGGTGTGGAACCGATGTTCGCCCGCATCAACGCGCTCTGGGGTTCGCTGATGCGCGACTTCGACAACGGCATGGGCCGGCTGTCCGTGCCCGAGTCTTACCTGCAGCTCAACGGCCGCGGGCAGGGCGCACAGTTCGACATGAACCGGCAGGTGTACTCGCCTCTCGGTGGGCTCGTCGACGATGGCAAGGGCGGGCAGATCACGATCTCGCAGTTTGAGATCCGCGTGGCCGAGCACCTCGACACCATCGTCGCGCTGAAACGCGAGATCGCCACGGCCACCGGTTATTCGGTGTCGCACTTCGGCATCCGCGACGGCAACGCGAAGACGGCGACGGAGGTCAACGACGACAAGGGCGACTCGGAGCGCACCCGCGACAAGAAGGCGCTGTACGTTCGTCCGGCTCTCGCTCGCCTGGCACGCACGGCGCTGGCCATCGACGCGTTGGTGTTCCCCGGCAAGGGCGGCGCGTTGGTCGAGGATCTGCCAAAGATCACGTTCGCCGAGGTGTCGCAGGTCAACCCGCTACTGCGCGCGCAGACCACGCAGGCGGAAATGCTCGCCCGTGTTCGCTCGATCATCTCGGGCGTGCGCGCCGTGCAGCCAAACCTCAACGCTGCGGAAGCGGCGGCCGAGGCTGCGCTGATCAAGGCCGAGAACGGGATGGAACCCGAGACCGACCCGACAACGGTCACCGACTAACCCACGTTCTACACGTTCACCGCAGGGGTGGGCGTTCACCAATGCGGCCAGGCGCCGCGAAGGAGCACCATGTTCATCCGCAATCACACGTTCGGTCCGATCCGCCCGTCGAAGCTCGCCCTGATGGGGATCCGCTTCATCGACGGGGAAGACGGCGGCGCTCCCGCTGAGCCCGCCACTCCCCCGGTGGCTCCCGTCGAACCGACCGATCCCGTCACCCCGCCGAAGCCGGCGCCGCCCGCTGAGCCCGCCACGCCGCCCGTCGAGACCTTCGATGCCGCGTACGTGAAGAAGCTCCGCGACGAGGCGGCCGCTGCCCGGGTGAGTGGCAAGACGGACTCGGAGGCCGCAGCGAAAGCAGCGACCGCCGCCGCGTACAAGAAGATCGGGCAGGAGTTCGGCCTGGTCGAAGCGGACACGGAGACCACCGTCGAAAGCCTCTCCGCTGAGATCCAGACGCGCGACACCACCATCACCACGCAGGCCGCGGACATCAAGGCGGCACGCCTCGACAACGCCCTGCTCAAGGTCGTCGGCTCCCACGGGGCTGACTATGACCTCCTCACAGACTCCGCAAGCTTCCAGGCGAAGCTCGCGGCCATCGACACGACTGATGCCGAGTACCGATCCCTGGTGGACGAACTCGTCAAGACGTCGGTCACATCAAACCCGAAACTGCGGAGCGTCCAGGTGGCCCCGTCCAGTGGAGGAGCACCGCCCAGCGGAACACCCACCCCGGGTCCGCAATCCATCGACGACCGCCGCAAGGCGATTCGCGACCAGCGCGCTTCCAAATAGCGCAGAAGGGCCACCACCATGGCTAACGCTTTCCTCACCATTCAGGAGATCGCCGAAGAGGCGCTCGCCACCCTGTACGAGTCCACGCCGATGCACGGCCTCGTGCACACTGACCTCACGTCGGAGTTCTCGACCAAGGCCAAGGGCAACACGATCGACATCCGCGTGCCGGCCTCCTTCCAGTCCAAGCGATTCAACCGCGCGACCGGCATCGAGCTGCAGAACGCGACCGAGACCAGCATCCCGGTTGTCGTCAACGACATCGCGGACGTGTCCGTGGCCGTCACCGACGAGGACATGACGCTCGGCATCAAGGATTTCAGCGCTCAGCTGCTGAACCCGATGATGGCCGCCATCGCTCAGGACATCGACCAGTCGCTGCTCAGCCTGCGCGACAACGTGACGCAGGTCGCCGGGTTCGGCACGGCTGCGGACGCGAACCTGCAGACGTGGGACAAGCCCGAGGTGCTCATCGAGGCTGGGCGTCAGCTCGACCTCAGTGCCGTGCCGCTGCAGGACCGGTTCGCCGTCGTCGGCCCGACCACGAAGGCGCGCTGGTTGAACAGCGACATCATCAAGCACGCGGAGAAGTCCGGCTCGACCGCGGCTCTGCGCGAGGGCTCGATCGGTAAGAACCTGTTCGGGTTCGACGCCTTCCAGACCGGCAACGTCGGCCAGCCTGCCGGCACCCCGGCCATCGGCGAGCCCACGACCGAGATCGGCCTCGCGTTCCACAAGACCGCGTTCGCTTTCGGCTCTGCCCCGCTGCAGATGCCCGCCGGCGCCAACGTCGGCCAGGTCGCCGTGGTCAGCTACAACGGCCTGTCCATCCGGATCTCCTACGGCTGGGACATCAACAAGAAGCAGACGGTCCTCTCGGCCGACATGCTGTTCGGTACGAAGCTGCTCGACGCGAACCGCGCCGTGCTGCTCAAGGGTGCCAACGCTACCGCGTAGCCCCACCTTGCGGGCGGTCGTTCACGCGGCCGCCCGCACCCCCTTCACCTTCCCTCTCGCATAGGAGAACAGACTCATGGCTCACGCATACCGCTCACTCGAACCGGGCGCTCAGATCGTCATCACCGACGAGCCCCGCGAAGACCTCGAAGCGATGGCGCGGTGGGAGACCATCGACGCCGACGAAGCTCAGACCGCACTCGACGCCCGCGAAGACCTCGAAGCTCAGGCCACACTCGACGCCGCGACGCAGGACAAGCCTGCCGACGTGCCGGGTGGCCCCACCGACGAAGAGACGGCCGCCGAGGCCGCGGCAACCGCCGCCGCTGAGGCAGTATCTGCCGGCACCCCCGCCGCCGCTGACGACGCCCTCGACATCGACGACGCCCCGGCGAAGACCACGAAGAGCCGCGGCAAGTAACAGCCTGATCGAGTAGCGGGGAGGTCAGCCGGTGGCTCAGTACATCCCAGACCCGGCAGGCCTTCCCGCGTGGGATCTCATCGAAGAACTCGGCGTGAACCTCTCGGCCCGGTACGCGGACGCTGAGGACACCCTCATCAAAGCCGTCGCCGTGCGCGCTCAGCGCGACCTCGAGCTGCAGGAAATCGTTCGCACGTCAACGATGACCCCGCACATGACCGACCTGTTCGACCGTGCGATCGTCCGGAACCGTGCGCTCGCCGAGCTGCAAGCCACCCGCGCCCAGTCGATCCGTGAGCTGCAGTACATGGCCAGCGAAGTGTCGGGGAAGCTCGGCGGCCGTGAGGCAGCCCTCGACGTGATCACAACGGCATGGACGCAGGGCGAGGCCGCCGCAGCTGAACGGCTCGGCATGGCTTCCCGCCTGGCCGGCACGACAGCGTTGACCGGCACCTCATCGCAGGCCGCGACGATGCTGACCCTCGACCTCACCTCACGGCTGGAGAAGCTGGCGCTACGCATCAGCCGCTATCCGCAGGACGCATATCAGCAGGTCATCAGCATGACGGCGTCGAACACTCTCCTCGGCGCGTCCACCGGCCTCGCCTCGCAGCAGATGGCCGTCGAGCGGTTCCTAAGCAAGGGCATCACCGGGTTCGTCGACAAGGCAGACCGGAACTGGCGCATCGGATCGTATGCAGAAATGGCCGGGCGTACCGCAGTCAACCGTGCGTTCAACGATGCTGGCGTGTGGCGGATGCAGCAGTCGGGCGTCAACCTGGTCACCCCGGTCGCTGCCGACGATTGCTGCGAAGACTGCGCACGGTACCGCGGCCAGATCCTGTCAACGGACGGGACGACGGGCACGATCACCGTCCCGCACTCAACGAGCGACGAGCAGGTCACCGTCGTCATCTTCGCGACTCTCGACTCTGCCCGGCAGAACGGCCTCGGCCACCCGAACGACCGGTGCAAGTTCGTCAGCTACCTTCCCGGGCTCACGATCCCCCAGGCCGGGAAAGAGTTCGACCCGCAGGCGGAAGCCGACCGGGAGAAGCAGCGCGCCATCGAGCGCGATGTTCGCAAGTACAAGCGGCGCGAGGCTGTCGCCGGCACCCCGGCGGATCAGAAGCGCGCACAGCTGAAAGTGCGCGCCAAGCAAGCGCAGCTGCGCGAGCACACCGCACTCACCGGACGCAAGCGCGTATCGGCCCGCGAGCAACTGCACTTCTCGGATGGCAAGGGTGCCACGGGCTCATGGTCTCCACCATCCGCGCCGAAGCCCCCCACCCCGCGGGCGCCATCAGCGATTGCTCCGCCGGCAGCCGCACCCGCGCCGCGGCCGACAGCGCCCCGCGATCCGATCGACGTGCTCGGCCCGCGCCCGCAGGCGCCCCTCTCGGGCGTCGGCATGACCGAGGCGCGCGCATGGCAGCAGTCAGTCGTCGCCTGGGACAAGGGCGCGCAGCAGATCGGCCGCGACAACATCAAGATCGGCGCGCCGGCACCCCGCACGAGTTCCGACCTGGCCGCAGCACTCGCGAAGGCCACGAACGGTAAGGACGTCGGGGGTATCCTCGGCCAGCAGCTGCAGCACCGCGGCATCACCGTCAACGGGTTCACCGCTAAAACGAACGTCGACACGGCGAGGGAGTACGCGCAGACGGTGTCTGATCTGCTCGAGAAGTATCCGACTGTCGTGATGGACGAAGTGAACATCGTGAAAATGAGCCCCCGCACCTACGCGCACGCTCGCAGCGGGCGCGCCGGGAAGGTGGATCTCGAACTCAACACGACGCACGCCGTCAACCGTGACAAGCTGCTCGGCCTGCTCGCGAACGACGTCGCGCAGGGGTTCCACCCTGCGGGGCTCGGGAACGTGCAGGGCATCATCTCGCACGAGTTCGGGCACGTCATCGACACACAGACCGCGTTCGCGCAGGGCAAGTCCGCGCGCAAGGTCATCGTGGACCTCGGCAAGAGCAAGGGGTATAAGGTCAACTCCACCGAAGCATGGCGCTGGCAGCACGACAACCTGCCCGGCTATGCGTTCGACCGGAAGGGCTCGTTCAACGGCACGGAGGCGATCGCTGAGGCGTTCGCCGACGTCGAGGTGAATGGCTCCCGGGCCACAGAGTCCAGCCGCGCACTATGGCAGCACCTCATAGATGGGATGGAATGATGATGAGTTCGGGCGACATCGACGCTACCGCCGCATTCGAGGACGCGCTCGCCGCCGCAGTCAACGGCGAGACTGTCACCGACACCGGCCTCGACGAGCCAGTCATCGACGCACTCGACGCACTCGCCGATCTCTGGCCGCTGGCGACCCCCGCCGACACGACTGCGGCCCGCGCCGTGTTCGAGGCATCCCAGCAGTAACCGCAGCACCAGGACGGCCCCGAGGCGACTCGCTTCGGGGCCGTTTTGCGCGCCCACATTCCCCGCTCTGCCTAGCCTGTACTGGGCAGGGCGGCCTAACCCTCACGGAGGCACACCATGGCTCACGTCTTTCACCCGGCTCGCCCCGCCGGCAAGCACCACGACACTCTCGGCATCCTCTTCATCGACGGCGTGGCCGAGGTGGATCTCACCGATGCGCCGAACCTGCGCGCCGCTCTCCACCAGAACGGCTATCGCGTCACGGAACCGCTGCCCCGTGGCCGCTTCACCGGCCTCGAAAACGACTTCCCGGTGACGCTCCCCGCTGACGTCGACGGCACCGGCGACGAGCTCCCGGACGCAGTCGAGGGCGATGGCGAGAAGGTCGCCCCGGCCCGCCGCACCCGCAAGTCGAAGGCGTGACGATGGCCGAATCGCCCGGCGACGCCGATGCCACACCTGACGCCACCCCGGGCGGCACCGTTCGAGTGTGGGCAGAACCTGCACCGTTCGGCTGCGAGATGTTTCTGCCGCCCGTCGACCCGGCACGCACCGCCCGGAACGTCGCTTTCCTCGCCGCAACAGCCCGCCGACTCGGCATGAAGGGAATCTGACATGGCCCTGCGCGTCTACGCCACCCCAACGGATTACACCGCTCACGCCGACGAGCCCTTCGACGGCAGCGACGAGAAGCTGCTCAAGCGGCTGCGCGCTGCATCCCTCGAAGTCGAATCGCTCACCACCCGCTCGATCTTCGCTACCGACGTCGAGGGATACCCCACCGACATCGACGAGGCGGAAGCGTTCACCGAAGCCACGTGCGCGATCGTCGAGCACTGGGAGATCACAGACGACCCGACTGGGGCTGAGGCAGGGCAGGGCGCGGTCAAGATCGGTTCGGTGTCTTTGGGGACAACCTCATCCCGCCAAGGCGCTGACGAGGCCACAGCGGCCCGCATCGGATCCCGTGCGATCGCGGCACTCGTCAACGCCGGGCTGCGCACATCCACAGTCGGGCACCGGTAATGCCTCGCCTGCGCAAGAAACACCTGCCGCACACGGTCACCATCGTGCGCCTGGCCGGCGAAGGATCCGAGGGCACGACCTGGGCCGACCCCGTGACGGCGCCCGCGTACGTCGAGCAGAAATCCCGCCTCATCGTCGACCGCCGATCCACCTCGCCGACCGCCGGCCAAGAGATCACGTCGACCGCGTTCGTCGTCCTGCTCGTCGAGCACGACACCCTGCCGCGCTCTCGCGTCACCGTCTGGGCCGGCACACCCCGCGAGCACGAAATGGAAGTGCTCAACTCGGCGCTGTTCGACTACCGGGGCGCCCCGAATCACGTCGAGCTTTACCTCTAAGGGGGCACCATGGCAGGCCAGATCCGCGCGGACGTCATCATAACCAACAACCTCGACGGGTCAGTGGCCGACATGCTGCTCCGCGCGGTCAAGGGGCAGAACCTCGCCGCCGAGCGCCTGCTCGCCCTCTCATCGGCTGAGGCGCCGCTCGACTCGGGCGGCGGCGGCACCCTCGTCGCATCGGGCACCGTCGTCCCCGCCCAGAAGCTCGGCGACGAAACGCTCGTCGTGTACGACACCCCCTACGCCGCACGCTGGCACGAGGACGGCGAACTCGTCGACAACCTCGGCCGCCACTACACGGGTAATTCCAACTTCCAGAACGGCCGCAAGTCGCATTACCTGTCAGACCCTGCCCTGCAGAACGCCGACGAGTTGCGCAAGATCGCAGAGACAGAGGTCAACCGTGGCGGATCCTGACGCTTACCCGATCATCTTCCGCCGGGCCGTGGCCCAGCACCTCGCCGACCAGGGCGCCGGCGTGTACTCGACCGGTTCCTACGCGGCCTCGGATCGCGGCATCTACACCAACGGGCCCGCACTGCCGACGACACGAGACAACTGCATCGTGCTCACGTGGCTGTCGCCGATCGCCACGGGCCGCGCGGGCATGCTGTATCGCCTGCAGGTCACGTCCCGCATCAAGGGCTCGGTGATCGCCGCGGAGAACTTCGCCGCGCTGATCGAGGCCGCGATGGACCAGAAGCAGAACGTCCCGCCGGGGCTGTTCGTGTCGTGGTGCGAGCTGTTCTCGTCACTGGCCCTCTCCGCTGACTCATCCGGGCGCTGCGCGACCTCGCAGACGTTCCACTTCACCGGGCGCCGGCCGCTCGCCTAACACCCCCACATTCCAGCGTCGCCAACCGGCGGCGCCTACTGGCGACCCCGCCAGACCACGGCCCACACGGGCCTCAGCCAACACGTTTAGGAGACCCACGTGGCCGATCTCAGCTTGTACGAAAGCACCGCCCAGACCGAAGGCACCCTTGCCCTCGCACACGAGAGCATCCTGCGCCTCAAGCGCAACGGATCCTGGGACAACGTCACCGGCGACGCGAACAACGTCGCCGCAGTCCCCACCAAGATCGTCGTTACCCGCGAGAACTACGGCAACAAGGGCCGTAACTCCGAGTCGAAGATCGGCGATAACTGGGTGATCACCTTCGCCGCCGAAGCCGTCCGCGACGCCACTGGCGCCATCGCGCAGGCGTGGCTCGTCGCCCTGCTCGCCACCGCCGCAGCATCGGGCGCCGCGAACAAGATCGACGCGCAGCACTTCGACGCGAAGGACGAGAACCTGCCCGCGATCGAAGGCAGCTTCTCCGTCGCCGTCGCCAAGCTCGCCACGGGCTTCGCCGACAATGGCGGATACACGTTCACGCTCACGTCGAACGGCATCGTGCGCGACATCGTGTCGCCGATCGCCGGCACCGGCGTGCCCGTACTCGAGTCTGCGCTGCCGACCGGCGCCGCGGCGACCGAAAACGTCTACGTCCGCGGTTACAAGGTCGACGCGATCACCGGGGCGACCATCGGCGGCGTCGAAGCGACGTCCATCGAGCAGATCCCCGGCGAGCCGAACATCGTCGTGCTCGAACTCCCCACCGGGACCGCCGGATCCGCGCCGATCGTCCTGACCAACGCGGTTGGTGCCAGCGACGCACTGCCCTACACCCGGGCGTAGCACCCTGCCGGGCGGTCGTCACTGGCCGCCCGGCCCCACACCATCCGCACAACCTCTGCAGGGAGACATCATGACCACCACCGCCACACTCCAAGGCCGCAGCCTCGCCATCCACATCGACGGCATCGACGAGCCGTTCATCATCAAGCCACTGGGCGGCCGCCGCGGCCAGGCGCTCACGAACCTCTTCATCGAAATGACCGCGGGCCAACGACCCGGGGCCGAGATGGAGGCCGTACTCGTGGAAGCCGTTGGTGCAGAAACCTACGAGCGCACGCAGGAAGAACTCAGCCTGTTCGAGGGCCAGAGCGTTCTGCTGCCCGCGTTCTACTGGCAGACCGTCCTAGGCCTCGATGGCGTCGAGGCCTACCTGAGCGGCGGTGAAGGCATGGCCGGCGCAAAAAAAGCGCTGCAGCTCCTGATCATGAGTTTGGGAATCTCACCAACGCAGACCGCGCCAAGTACGGCATTGGAAAGCCTGATCCAGTCACAGGCACCTACCCGGCCTACCGAAGCGAATACTACGACCGTCGCGCGGCTGCCAGCAAGCAAGCAGTCGCGCAAACCGAAGCGGTCGACGACGTAGCCCGAAGCCTCACCGCTGTCGAGCTGTACGGCATCGCGCTCCCCCAGCTCTTCGGCGAGGTTGAACTCGACCTTGCCCAGCACAGCCTTATCACGGACCTCGACCGAGCGCTCGACACTCGCACATGGCATTTCGTCAGGTCCGCCATCCACCGCCTCATCGACGACCCCGAGCCGTCCTGGCTACAGAAAGAGGTGATGGCCGGTGTTCAACGCAGGCGCAATCAGCTTCGCCCTCCAAATGATGGGAGCGGAGGTATTCCAACGGGACGCGAAAGCAGCCGATAAGGCCATCGACGACCTCGGCAAGTCCGCCGA